GAATGTCGCGATCAGCATAGAAATCAGGCTGGACCACGACGTCGTAGATGACTGCTCCGCCGGTGACTCCGCCAGCCGACGTAAACGCACGATCGGCAAAGAACCGTTGCGCTGTCAGATCGAGAACCATCGGTGTTAGTACACGCGTCGGATTCTGAAGCGCGATGTCGATCGAGAACGTCGTGCCGGAGATCGTCGGTGGCCCGAGCGGGTTGACGACGGCACCCGGATACGGCGCGGCTGCGACCGGAGGCGCACCCGAAGGCTCGAAGCGAGCGCGAACAGGTGCCGGACCGGCAAGCATGCGGCGAATGTCTTCCCGCATGAATTCCGGATCCATCCGTCCGGCTGCTACGAGCGCGTCCATGGTATCGGGGCAATAGCGCAGCCGCCGACCATGGTCGAGCTGGAGAACAGCTTCCATGTTGGCTTCCCTCCTTTCTCCGGTCTTACGCCATGCCGACGGCGTAGAGTTCGACGACAACGTCCGTTCCTGCCGCGCCTGCAGCGGAGTGGGCCTTGCCCACCCTGCGACCGGTAGAGAACGGGACGACGCGCCCCGACGTGTCGACCTGGAGCTCATTGCCCACGGCGACGGCAGCACCAGCGGTAACAGGCACATGCGTCCCCGCGCCGCGAATGATAACAGCTTTGCCGTTCTGGGCAACATCCCAGGTCGCGACACCGCTTGTCTCGCCGCCAGCCGTCGGCGCTGCCGCAGCCTGGAGGTTGCCGGTGTCGCCTGCGGGCAGCGGATCGGCCGCCAGAGCAGGACCTTGCCCCTGGTAGCTGGTCAGCGGACCCACGAACGTCTTGCCGGTGATTGCGTACCCGGCATGAACGGTGAGGGTCTGAGTGTACGGACCCTCATAGTACGGAATGCACTCGTTGGCAGGCATCTCTGTCTACCTCCGGTACGGCGCATCCGCCTGGATGCGTGATCGAGGGACGGGCTGTCCCGAAGCCGCCGCCTGGGCAGTGGCCCTCTGCGAACGGATCTCCGGGAACAGCTGCTCAGACCACGAAGCAACGGTGTCGGCCTCGATCTGCTGCAGACCGTTACCGCTCTCGTCGGTCCTGCCATGGCCACGCTCCTCGAGCGGGATGATGTTCGCCGTCAGGCTCGCAAGAACCTGAGCGCCTCCCTCCATGTCCGCCTTGAGGTAGTCGAGCCAGTGGTCCTTGCGAGCAGGCGGAATGCGGCCGTCCGCGATCGCGGCCGCAACGAGCGCCTCGCGCTTGGACTCGTCGTTCTCAGAGACGATGCGGTCGACGCGGGCCAGACCCGCCTGGGTCCGCTTCCACGTCTCCTCGTCGATGAGAACCGTTCCGGGCGGCAGATTGCTGGCTGCCACACGGAGCGCTTCCGGTTGTGCAGGCTCCGGCTCCGGTTCGGGAGTCGGCTCCGGCTCCGGAGCGGGCTCTGGCTCCGGCTCGGGCGTCGACGTTTCCGCCGAGAACCCTGCCTGAACCAGTGCCGCCTGAACCTGCTCGTCTGATGCGTCCTCGGGCAGGCCCAGTGCCTCGCGGATCTTCTTCGGATCCATGGCACCTCCTGTGTCGTTCGGGCGAGAGTCCGCCCGAGTTTCCCAACTGGCCGTGACTTCGCGTCCCACGACCAGCGCAGCCGCCAGGTAATCGGCCGCTTGCTTCTGTGCGTCCCGATTGTCCGGGACGTACTCGATGCGGACAGGACTCGGCTCACTGAAGCTCACCGATCCCTGCGCATCCGACGAGAAGTCGATCATGAACAGCTGACCGCTTTCGTCATCCTCGACGACTAGCTGATTCGGGTCCGTCATGACAGCCCGCACCCACCACCAGCTAGCCTCTTGGCGAGATGGGACGAACTCGTTGTAGAACGCTCGGCGGATGTCGTCCAGATTCGCCGAGGCGTGTGATCTCCTTGCGAAGATCCCCATTGAATCACCTCCGGTCTCGAGAGCTTCGGCGAGTTCCGGATCGATCTCGACAGATGGAGGTATCTCCTCGCCGTACATGCTTTCGAGCAGCGGGAGATCATCCAGCTGCGTGATCCCCGGCCAGACAACACCGAGGAGCGAACAAGCGGTCAGTACGAACCGCCAGTTCTTACCTGCATGACTCGGAATGTTCCAGTGCCCCTCGATACTACGTGAGGGGAACGCCACCGGCATGATGTTCGCGAGCCACTCCGGCACACCAACGAAATCAGCTATAACCTCCATGCCGTTCTCGTTGAGCCGAAGATTGGTGGCCTTACCGAATGCGGGCGTACCATCGTACACCTTGTCGTCATTGTAGCGCGGGTCTGTATGCCCCAGTTTGAGACGGGGCGTCTGGATCGACGGATCCTCATTCGCTGCTGTGACGGCATCGGCAAGGTCTTCAGGCGTGAAGGTCGTGGGACCATTGCTGAGCATATACTCAACGCCAGCCTCCAAGATCGTCACATTCTGAACTGTACGAAGTTTCATCTGCGCCACATCCTACGCCACCAAGGGTGATCTGCGGGGGACGGGAGGGAGGGAGCACCCGACCCCGAGTCCCCCGCAGCCTGTGTCGGTGCCGGAGCTCCACCACCAGGTGTAGGATTCTGGCCCTCGGTCACAGGCTGGATGCCAGGCTCGGTACCAGAAAGCTGCCCCAGGCGCTCAGCCCGCTGCTGATAGGGCTGCTGCGGACCGCCCATCGTAATCTCCGGACGCGGCTCCGTCTTCTTGGGGAGGAGGTAGCGGTAACGCACCCAGTTCTCAGTCTCCTGGTCCATGGTCACGATGCCCTTATCAACAAGCATCGAAAGCTGCTCAGTCCCCAGGCTGTCTTCGCTGCTGCGCTCCCACGTGATCCTCGGGGTCAGGTCTTGGTCTTCACCGTAGTTCCAGTCAACGATGTCCTCGATGAGGTGTTCCGTCATCACATCGCAGTACCACTGCGCGATGTTACGCTGACCGATGATGAAGAAGTCTTCAAAAGCCTCGCCCAGCGCATAGCTCCCCACATGCTGACCGCCCTGGGCGAGATTGACCAGCATCAGCAAGAACCGGCGTGCCATCGATTCATCGTACCGTTTGATGGTACGGTCGACGTCACTGCCCGTCCCGCGAGCGATGTTCAGCTTCGCGCCATACGGCAGCGCACCACCCGCTGTGTCGCCGATACGGAATTGACGCATCATCTGATCAAGATCGGTGATCTCGTCAACGGTCATCCCCTGCGCACCCTCAGCCCAGGGAACACCGCCGGCACGTTCGTGGTTGATCATCTCAATGCGCATGAGACGATCTTTGGCCAGCCAGTCTCGGTAGCAGTCCCGGATCATTGATCGGCCGGTCCAGGACATGCCCTCCTGCTGGAACACAAACGCTGTCAGGTTGTCAACCGGGATCTCTGGCCCCCAAATGCCGCTCATGGGCGGCTGCGCGCCTCCGGGAGGGATCCAGCCAGGCGGCGGATACTGCATGATGCTGACAAGACCACCATCGTCAGCGACGTTGATCTGCGCGATCGTCTGGGGCATGCGCGGCGCGAGCTTCCGCAGCCGCCACTTACCGTTGACAATCTCGCCGACCTGATTGAAATACATGTGGCCGTAGAGCACGGCCAGCATTGCCTGATGTACATGCGCGCGGTGAGTAAACCGTCCCTTCATCCGACCGAGCGGCTGATCATCCTTGCCCATGATCGGCAAGTTGAGATCTTCGCTAACCTCTTTGACCATGGTCGTCGGGCAGCCGTTGGGATCGATGACGTAGCGCAGCTGCGTGATGCCCCACATCGTTCCCGTCAGCAGAGCAGCCAGCTGCGAGTCTGTTCGCATCTGATCGAAGAGGCGAATGCTCAGCGGCCAGCGAAGTTCTGGGACGTACTCCCACTCATCAACGTACATGTGCCAGGGACCGGTACCCTGGATGAGTCCGGATGTTCCACCCAGACCCGAAATCCCAAACCCACCGAGATAGTTGTCAGGTACCCCTAGCTCTTGCGTGGGCGCGCGATTGCCCTTGCGGGTAGTAGTACGAGGACGGCCGACTGGCGGCATTACCAGGTATGAATCAGCCAGAGGAGCAGGACCACGAAGATTCCTACCATCGCGACCTCACTCCAGGTTGCTGGACGGGGTGGCATTACTGGGCTCCTTCCTGTGGCCACTTTTCCTGCACCAAGGTGTCTTCCCCAGGTGCTGACGTAGCGTGTCTCATCTTGCTGCGGCGGTATCTGGCCCTCCTATCAGCGAAGCAGCTGAGCACGACGATCACGCATAGCAGGAACATCAAGCCGACGATGAACGCTATGAGCGTATTCGTACTCATTAGTTCTTGATACAGGTTAGGATGGTCGTCTGCCCGCCTGGGTGATTGATCACGAGCAAACCGGACGTGTAGCCGGTCGGACAGTTATCTG